AGATGAAATATTTGATGGTTCTCTTGACCAATCAGGTACATCTGATCTAGGATGGATCTTAAGAAACTTTGATGAAAAGACAAAAGTATTTGTCATTAGTCATAAACAAGGTATGGATGACAAATTTGATAGAACTATTACAGTAGAGAAAAATAAAAACTATTCTACATTGGTGGAGACAGTTAACGAAGTGACACATGGACTGGTTGGCTAACTAACTTTATCTGTTATGATGTGTATAACAACAAAGCAAACACATGTCAAACAAAGAAATCAAAGGTAACCTTGCTAGACTTCTCGCTACTGAGAACCTTATCGTAGAACATCGTAACACACAGACAGCAATGTTTGATGTAGATCGTCGTGTCCTTACTCTTCCAACATGGGACAAAGCATCTGACATTGTGTTTGACTTGCTTGTAGGTCATGAGGTAGGACATGCATTGTTTACACCTAACGAAGATTGGACAGAAGATACTGATGCTCCTAAAGATTTTATCAATGTTATTGAGGATGCTCGTATTGAAAAACTTATGAAGCGTAAGTATCCTGGTCTTAAGAAATCTTTTTCTGGTGGTTATAAAGAATTAAATGACATGGACTTCTTTTCTATCCTAGATCAAGATCTCAGTGAGTTTAATCTTATTGACCGTATCAATCTACACTTCAAGATTGGTGCTAGTGCACTAATCCCATTCTCTATTGAAGAAAAAGTCTTTGTTGCTCGTGCTGACCTTGCTGAAACTTTTGAAGAAGTTCTTCAGATTGCATCTGACATATATCAGTTTTCTAAAAATGAGGTTGTTGACAAACTTGAAATTCCTGTTCTACCTAATGCTGAAGAAGGTGTTCAACCACCAACTACAGAAACAGAACAATCTACTGAGCAATCTGAAGATGGTGTTGGAGAACCAGATCCACAACAACCTCAAGCAGGTACTAACAATGCAGGTAAGATTGAGAATGAAGATGATGACGTAGAAGATGATGACTTTGATGATTATGGAGATGAAGGTGGAGAGACTTCTGAAACACAAAATTCTTTCGATCGTGCTTCTGAGAAATTATCTACACGTCAGACATCTAATCCAGTTTATGTTGAAATTCCTAAAAAAGTTGACCTAGATAATTACGTTGTTAACTGGGATAAAGTTCATGATTGGATTGATCAGCATGCAGATGATGAAAAACTTTATGAGGTTGTTGACAATGCATATGCAGAATTTCGTAAGCAATCACAGAAAGAGGTAAATTATCTTGTTAAAGAATTTGAGTGTCGTAAGTCTGCTGACGCTTATGCTCGTGCAGGTCAATCTAAGACTGGTGTGCTTGATACTTCAAAGTTACATACTTATCGTTATAACGAAGACCTCTTCAAAAAAATGACCGTATTACCTGATGGTAAAAATCATGGTCTTTTGTTTTTACTTGATTGGTCTGGTTCTATGGCAAATGAAATTCTTGCTACTGTAAAACAAGTAATCAACTTAAGTGCTTTTTGTAAGAAAGTTCAAATTCCATTTGAAGTTTATGCATTCACAAATGATTGGATTATGGCAGAACGTGCAATGCAAAATACTGCAGGTAATGATGATTTTTATATACCTAATAGTTATGATTATACAGGTATTGAAAAGAATACTGTTTATCTTCACAAAGATTACTTTCATTTGGTGAATGTAGTATCATCTCGTTCTAATGGTAAAGACTTTGAGCGTATGTGTAAGAACCTATTTCGTGAAGCACATTACTACAGAAACTACTCAGGATACAGACAAACACCAGGTCTTTCACTTTCTGGAACTCCTTTGAATGAAGCAGTTATCATGATGAACTACATCATCCCTGAGTTCAAACAACAGAATGATTTACAGAAAGTAAATCTTTGCATCTTATCTGATGGCGAAAGTTGCACTATTGGTTATGGTCATGAAATGTATCTTGATTATGAAGATAAGCATGTTATCCGTCCTCGTCGTATAGATTGGGATGTAGTACTTCGTGATCGTATGACTGGTCGTACATATGAGCAGTTTGATCATGACAATGTAACTAACATTTTTATCAGACAATTACGTCATCGTAATCCTGATGTTAATGTTATTGGTTTTCGTATTCTTGCAGGTTCTTGTCTTTCTAGTTTTGTTGGAAAGTATGCATCTTATGAAAATTATACAGAAGTACAAAAACAATGGAAGAAAGAGAAGTCTGCAATCATTCCTAACCCAACTGGATTTACTGCTCTCTATGCTATCTCTAACAAATCTCTAGATAGCGAAGTAGAATTTGATGTTGAGAGTGGATCAAAGAAAGCAGACATTTCCAGAGCATTCAAAAAAATGCTTAAGAACAAATCCACTAACAAGAAAATGCTCAATTCATTCATTGAGTATGTCACTTAAATTAGTGGCACACATGGGGTCGCAATTGACCCCATAACATATTACAATAAACTCATACAACACAACACACATTACATCATGCCTTTTGAACCTGTTCCTGTTACAACCCAAGACTTAGTTACATACCTTTCTGATAAGGTTGGTACCGAAGTAAACACTAAGCAACTCTTTGAAGCGTCTGAGCACTTCAACTGTTCTCTTGCTACTGTCAAGAAAAGACTTAAGCAATACAAACAAGGTATTGGTAAGTGGAACCTTACACTTCAAGAAAAACTTGAGCAAACTTATCAAGCACCTTCTGCAGTTCCTGCTATCAAACAAAATCTCATCCCTAGCAAAGATGGTAACTTTGTTCCTTTTGGTAACTTCACTGACGTAAAGAAGATTATCAGATCTAAAATTTTCTACCCTACATTCATTACAGGATTGTCAGGTAATGGTAAAACATTTTCTGTCGAACAGGCATGTGCCGATCTAAATAGAGAATTAATTCGTGTCAACATTACAATTGAAACAGATGAGGATGATCTCATCGGTGGTTTCAGACTTGTTGATGGCAACACAGTATGGCACAACGGTCCTGTAGTAGAAGCACTCCAAAGAGGTGCAATACTATTACTTGACGAGGTTGACTTAGCATCTAACAAGATCTTATGTTTACAATCTATTCTTGAAGGTAAAGGTATCTTCTTGAAAAAGACTGGTACTTATGTTGAACCTGCAGCAGGTTTCAATATCATTGCTACTGCAAACACCAAAGGTAAAGGTAGTGACGATGGTAGGTTTATTGGTACTAACGTTCTCAACGAAGCGTTCCTTGAGAGATTTGCTTTGACATTCGAGCAAGAGTATCCTTCTCCTAAGACAGAGCAAAAAATACTTGAAAAAGTTGCTGCTGCTCTTGGTAAAAAGGATGCTGAGTTCTGCACTAATCTTGCTAACTGGGCAGACATCATCCGTAGAACATTCAACGATGGTGGTATTGATGAGGTTATCTCTACTCGTAGACTTGTACACATCATGCGTGCATTTGCTATCTGGGGTGATCGCATGAAAGCAATCAAGGTTTGTGTAAACCGTTTTGATGACGAAACAAAACAATCATTCTTAGAATTATATGATAAGATTGATGCGGGAGTTGACCTAAACAAAGAGGAAGATGACGAAACCGTTTAATGGATATCTAGGACACATCCTCCGTCTCAAAGACGGTAGGAGTGTTCGCATTTTAGGGGACGCAGGAGATGAATGGAAGGCAACACATAAGATAAATGTGATTGACCTTGACGGAAATGAATTTCAATGCTATCATGGTGACATAGATCATGTCTGGAGTGAGAATTGAAATACAATGAGGATGAGATTTTAAAACAGATCTCAGAATACATCTCTAGTACCTATGGTGCACACTACAGTAAACATGGGATCCAAACATTGGATCTTATTGATTCTGTTGGTGATGCTGAAGCATTCTGTAGGTCTAACATTTTGAAATATGCTTCGAGGTATGATAGAAAGGGAACAGCAAGAAAAGATCTATTCAAAATAGTTCACTACGCAGTTCTCCTTCTACACTTCAGCGATAAGTCTGCTAGAGCAGCAGAACTAAACGCAAACACACCTACAACCTTTTCAGTTGATTATGACAAATGAGTAAAGTAACTTTATCCGAACAAACACTTGACGTTCTCAAGAATTTCTCTAGTATCAATTCATCCATTGTATTCAGAGAAGGTTCTACAGTTAGAACAATTTCTAATGCAGAAAACATTCTTGCAAAATTTACAGGAGAAGAATTCTTTCCTACAGACTTTGCAATCTATGACCTTAGTCAATTCTTAGGTGGTCTTTCTTTATTCAATGATCCACAACTAGAATTTACAAGTAAAGATTTTGTAAACATTAAAGGTGGACATAAGAGGTGGTCGCAACTCTGCCAAGTATTATTTTTCTGATCCTGAGATCACATTGAAGAGTGCTCCAGAAAGAAATGTAAATTTTCCTGGTGCTGACATTCAGTTTGATTTAACTGCTGATGATCTTCTATCACTTCGTAAAGCATCAGCAGTATATGGACTTCCTGATCTTACAATTTATTCAGAAGAAGGATCAGGTAATATCAAAATTATCTTGCGTGATAAAGAGAATGACACAAGCAATACCTATGACATTACCGTGAGTGGTAATTGCACTGGCACCTTTAGTCTTGATCTCAAGATAGATAACATCCGTGTTCTACCAGGTGATTACACTGTTAAAGTATCTAAGTCCTTGATTTCTGAGTGGAAACACAGTACAATTAATTTGACATATTATGTTGCCTTAGAACCTTGAATATATTTGTAACTGATCCAAGTCCAACAAAATCTGCTCAGGTATTACCTGACAAACACATTGTCAAGATGCCACTAGAGACATGTCAAATGTTATCTATTGTTGCATCAGAGAAATGGGGTCATGGTTTCGGTACATTACCTAAGTTAGATGGTACACCATACAAAACAGACAAGGGTGCATTTCGTAATCATCCTTGCACTATCTGGGCACAGACTAACTTCTATTGGTTAATAGAACATGGTCTTGCATTGTGTGCAGAATATACACACAGGTACAACAAGGTTCATAGTTGTCAGCATACTATTGAATATGCTGATATGTTGTTTCCATCCTGCCCACCACCAACATCATTTGTATTTGCAGGTTTTGATCAATTCAAGTATGATACTAGTATTGATATCTTCACCAAGTACAAAAGATACATTGCATCTAAACCTTGGGTTGCTACAAATTATTTGCGTGATCCTTCTCGCAAACCTGATTGGATTTAATTATGAGTAAAGAGTTTTTGTGGGTCGAAAAGTATCGACCTAATAAAGTTAAAGATTGTATTCTTCCTGATAGTATTAAAGAAGTTTTTCAAGGTTTTGTTAATCAAGGAGAACTTCCTAATTTACTTTTGAGTGGCACTGCAGGTGTTGGTAAAACAACTATTGCTAAAGCATTGTGTGAAGAAATTGGTGCTTCTTATATTGTTATCAATGGATCAGATGAAGGACGTTTTCTGGATACTGTTAGAAATCGTGTTAGACAATTTGCTACTACAATCTCTCTGACCTCTGGAGCATCCCACAAGGTCGTTATTATAGATGAAGCAGACAACACAACCAATGATGTGCAACTCTCCCTCAGAACTGCTGTAGAAGAGTTTCATGGAAATTGTCGTTTTATCTTTACATGTAATTTTATCAATAAGATTATTGAACCATTACATTCTAGATGCACTGTAGTTGATTTTAGAATTAAACCTGAGCAGGCAACAGCATTACAAGGTCAATTCTTTACTCGTCTTATATCCATTCTTAAAAGTGAGAATGTTACTTATGAAGATAGAGTTCTTGCTAAACTTGTAAAACGTTACTATCCAGATTGGAGAAGACTTATCAATGAGTGTCAACGCTATGCTGCCACTGGTAGTATTAGTTCTGCTATTCTTGTAGACGTTGCTGATGTTAACCTTGACACTTTACTTTCTTCTTTAAAGAAAAAAGAATTTACTAATGTTAAGAACTGGGTTGTTCAAAACATGGACAATGATCCTAGTATGGTCATGCGTAAAATTTATGACAGTATCTATAACGTACTGAAACCTCCTTCTATTCCAGAAGCAGTTCTTATTATTGCCAAGTATATGAAAGACATTACTCTTGTTCCAGATCAAGAGATTAATTTGTTAGCATGTCTAACAGAAATTATGATGAGTTGTGAATTTAAATGAGTAAAAAAAGAACACAGAATAAAGAGAACTATTACTATATTTTTTGGATCATAGCTATGGTCGCATTCATTGTTCCACAAGTGTTTACTGCATATGGTATAATGAAGATTACTGACTTCCTAGAAAATAAAGTAGACAAAGTTATTATCCAAGAAATAAAAATTAAGTAATGCCTAAAAGATTACCAGACAGAACAAAAACTAGTAAACCAAAATTGTTACCAGGTGAAGTATTTCAACCTTTAATGGTTTACAATCTTCCACTCATATGGATGTCAGTATCAAATTATGGAAGACTTTTTTCTCATAGAAAAAAAGTTGGTAGAGGTGTTGGTGGTGGTAGAGGGA